GGTTGATCTTTTTGGCAGGGTCAGCGATCAACTCTAGAATTTTTTGAGTAAAATCGCTGATTCGCTGACCACGCAAAATTTTCAAGGTAATATTCTGCTGGATTTCCGCAATCACAGACTGCGCCTGGGACACTGGCAGATCCTCGCCAGATTCCAATACTGCCCAGACACCAGGATTGACTTCGGGTTTCCGCTCCGCCAAATGGATTGCAGCGGCCACAGCTTGCAACACAGTGTATTTGGCTTCGGGCTGGGAAGGTTTTTTAGTGTAAGGCATTGCCATCTCCTGGGCGTTAACTGTGCAGCAATTATATGTGAAAGTGATTGAAAAGTCAACCCAAAATTGCTAAATAAACTTGTTCACCCATATGGGTTTATGCGGCTCCCACCGCGTAGAGCATAGAACGCTAACACAAGGAGAAAAAATGGGAAGACCTATTAACAAACGATATTTCGGTGCCAATCTGGCAGACAATATCAAAGTTCAGTTTTTTAATGGCACAGAAAGTGTGCCAGGGTATATTGTAAAGCAAACTGGCAGCAAAAGATTCATCTGTAAAGATGCCAATGGCAATCAGGCCACTTGCTATCTGGTGGACAAAGCCAGTGCTGATTTAGCAGCTGGCGAAATGTCCGTAACCATTGCTTATGACAACGGCACTACACGTCAGATCACCAAGATTTCTGCACATAAAGTGACCATAGACGGTGTACAGCAACCTTGGACTTTTGATCCCAGCACTTCAGATAGTCGTGTGCAGATTGAAGAAGCAGGAACAGACACCCAATTGACATCTGCCACCAATCTGGAAGGCGACGATGTGGTGATTCCTACAGGCATGGACCGCAATGAGCCATTGGCAGGGTCAGGTGGCAGCAACAATACAGTGCCCGGCACGTTCAGAGCAGTATCCTCATTCATTGGGCCTTTCTCGTCGGGAGGCATAAATTTCCGCAATTTGTCCGCCAGCGCATTGAACAGTGTGCCCAACAGTGCCAATGGTCTTTATCGCCGCAAATATGTGGGAAATTTCTCAACCACCTACGTGCACCAAACTACACCACCATATACCCTGGACATGGGTTTCTTTGGTGTTAGATCACATGGGCCAATTTCAGAGCCAGAATACGAAGTTGATACATATTTGAGCTTTGGTAATCGCAGTGATTTGGCCGATGAAAACAACTACGCGTTCGAGTGGAAGGGTTATATACAGGCACCTATCACTGGAAACATGAGAATTGGCGCTAGTGTTGACGATGATTGCGTGTTGTGGATTGGAGATCCTGCACTGAATCCCACAAACAACAATTATTTGTTCGCTCAGTCCGGCAGCAATAGAAGTGGCACTGATGGTGTCACAGTGGTAGCGGGCAAGTGGTACCCAATTCGTTTGTGGTTCCAGGAGTGGGGCGGTTCAGAAGAATTCCAACTGGGAGCCAGTGTCAGCACAGGTTCCACCAAGTACGGCTACGACGGCGGTTCAGCAACACCATTTACTGTTGCACATAACACTACAACTAAGGGGTATTAATCATGGGACGTCCATTAAAGAAATCATTATTTGGCTCAGATGCCAACAACAATTTAAAAGTTCAGTTCAACAACGGTTCAGCCAGTGTGCCTGGTTTTATCGTCAAGCAAAAAGGTGCCAAAAAATTCCTGTGTCAGGATAAAAATGGCAACCAAGCAGTTTGTGTTCTAGTGGCCAAAGCAGCTGGTGATTTAGCTGTGGGAGAAATGTCCATAACTGTCAGACTGGATTCCAATGCGGCTGTGCAAGTTACTAAAATTTCATCACACAACATCACTGCTGGTGGGGTAAGTTATCCCTGGACATTTACTGCTAGCTTGAGCGATGGTGCTGCTCAGGTGGAAGAGGCAGGCACAACTTCGGGTGCTAACGTCTTGGTTGGTGCAACCAACATCGAAGGCGACACTGAGTAAATACAGTAACTCATAAAAAATAGCGGCTAACAGCCGCTATTTTTTTCTATGTACTTTTTAGTATAAATAATGTAAATTGGAATATTCAGTATGGCCACAGTTAAAAAATTTAACACCATCTACACCATTGATGGTCCACAGACCATTATTAAAGGCAATCTTGTTGTGCAAGGTGTACAGACTTCTGTGACTTCCACGGATACCTATATTACTGACAAATTGATTAATCTGAACAATGGTGAGACTGGTTCAGGTGTGGGGCCAGCTGGTACAGGTAGTGCCGGGTTGATTGTAAATCGTGGAGTGCTAGCTAATGTGGTGCTTCGCTGGTATGAGCCTTATCAGAAATGGCAAATTACTAATGATGGTAGTACCTATGCTAATATTGCAACTATCGGTAATAAAACGTATCTGACAGCAGTCATTGACGACCAAACCCCAGCGTTGGGCGGCAATTTAAATACCAATAGTCAAACTATATCATCCAATGTAGGAAATATTAATTTTACTGGTAATTTACAAATTAATAACTCCACAACACCGCCTGTTGCAGCAGCCAATGCCACAGTGGTTTATGCGGCTAGTCCCGCAGCAGGTACATCGGGAGTTTATGTGGTGAATGGGGCCGCCGCCAATCAAGAACTAGTTACCAAAACACGTGCATTTGGCTACTCGCTAATATTATAGGAATAATAATGTCAATATCTAACACTTCGCTAACTCTTGCGACTGCAAATATCTATGTTAGTTCAGGAAATACTGTGGTTTCAGTGATGTATTTCTGTAATACAGATTCCGCAGCTAGAAACTTAAATGTCTATCTCATGCCCCAAGGCACTGCAACTGCCAACGCAGCAGTTCAGATTTATAAAGATGTGCAAATTGCGGCCGGAGATACTCTGGTGGTAGACATGGAAAAATTGGTTTTAGCTGACGGGGACATGATACAAGCCAGTGCAACTGCCGCAAACGTCATCACTGCCACTGTTAGTTATGTGGGAATTTAACCATGGCACATATGCTAAAAAATAGAGTTTTTAAATCTGCCAGTTACGTATTGGGTTTCCCAACAAGTTCCAGCGGTGTTGGGCCCGATTCGCCAGTGCCGGGGCAGGCCAGATACAACACCACTACTGGTAAACTGGAATTTTATAACAATGCGGTTTGGAATGCAGTTGCTCGTGAAGGATTTTCCCTGATGAGCAAAGATGGTTTCACTGGAGATGGCACCAGTACTAGTTACGGACCCATGAGTTATACGTATCCTGTGGGATCTGAAGCATACGCACTGGTCCATGTAGGTACAGTGTATCAAATTCCGGGCACAAACTATACATTTGATGGTACCGATACAATAAAATTTACCAGCCCCCCTTCAAATGGTGCCGATATTACAATCATACACGGCATCAGCAGCACCATAGTGGGTTAATTGATCCATAAATATAGTAAGAGGATTTTTTAATGGCCATTAGTCGCGTTCCTGGATATTCATTATTGTCAGATTTAGATCGCCAGGGAGTAGATCTAAAGTTCGTCACTGATGGCAATACGCTGGTCCATATGGATTTTGCCAACTTTTATGTTGGTATAAACGGGAACAATCCGTCAGAACCATTGACTGTTAATGGCAATATTCTAGTCAGAGCTGGCAACGTACTGACTGCTGCCAATTTGTCGTACGATTTGGGCAATACCACTCATTGGTGGCGCACATCATATGCCGGCAATGTAATATCCAACACAGTTAACACCAGCAATGCAAACATTGGTAATTTGTCAATTGTGGCGAATTCCTATGTAAATGCTGGTAATACATTTATCCACTGGGTCCAGGATCCAGTGGATCCCCAGGATGCTGTAACTAAAATTTATGTTGATCGTGCCACTGATGTCATTAACAATTTCACCGCCAATATTCCCAAGATTGGTAATGTTATTCCTTTGGGTACACCCATTGATGGCAGTCTGGTTGCCAATGGTGCCTACAGACATTGGAATACACTGACTTCGGTAACTGACAGCATTGACGATCTCAATCAGGTGGTACTGAATGTCTTCAAAGGCACATATGTCAGCGATGTGGATTTTACAGCCAACGTTCTGGCCGGTCCTAGTGCGTTGGCTGTGAGATTTACTGGTATTTACACTGGCAATCCCAATGCCTATTACTGGGATTTTGGTGACGGTATTACCAGTACGGCTGGTAATGTGGTAACGCATACCTACAGCAATGTATCGGGTGGTACCTATTCAGTTAGTTTTAAAGCATACAACACCAACGGAACTCTATCGGGCAATATTGCTGCTGGGGCCCGAGGATCAGTGGATTATGCAGACAAATCCAACTATATCCTGCTGTACACACCGGTACCAATACCAGCATTTACCACCAACCCCACCAGTATCAACACCACCGCCAGTACCACAATTACTAATACCAGTCAGTATGCCACGGGTTACCAGATATACTGGGGAGATGGCACTGCAGTGACACCAGCAAATGCCTGGACTACACTGAGTCATACTTACACCAACAGTGGTGGCGACGCCACTTATAACATTATTTTGACTGGTAGCAGTACCACTGCTGGTCCAACACCAGTGGTGGTCAATAGCGCGCCAACAACCGAATATGTTTATAGTACACATACTCCGGTGTTCACTGCTAACACCATAAGAGTCATTAATTTCCAGTCCAACGGTGGTGGTGCCATAAGTTTTACCAACGGTACGGCAACCAATCCTGGCTCGACTGCGACCTTTGTTAACAATCGTTATCGCTGGACCTGGGGTGATGCTACAACTAGTAATGTAAACATACAATCGGGTGTGGCAGGAAATCCCGGAACCGCAATCACGCACACATACGCATTATCTGCAGCCGATCAAGCAGCAGGCAATACTGCAATTTACTATGCAAAATTGGAAGTCTTAAATGGTCACACACTGAGTCCATTTGTCAGTGCCAATACTGCAATCTATGTGGAACCCGAAGTCAGAGCAGACTTCACTTCACAGGCCGTGACTGTCAGTGATGCCACTGCAGATGATGCATTAACTGGGTATATTTTTACTGACTACAATGGAAATAATCGAGCAACTTTTACCAGTAATAACACCAGTCAGTTGGCTACAACGTATACCTGGAACTGGGGCGACACCACCAGTGATGGCCCACTAAGCGGAAATGTTGCTGGAACACCTGTGGGCAGCAACATCACACACACCTACACCGGCGTGGGAACAAAAACTGTGTATCTAGATGCCACAGGGACTCCCGGCACTCTGTCACAGACCAACAGAAAAATTCGAACCAATTATATCAACATCAAAGCCAATCCTGCAGCACCCGGTGCACTCAGTACCAAAACACTAAGTATGAGCACCGCAAGTCAAGGCACCGGACCGTTGTTAGCAGCCAGTGCCACTGATAATACCACAGGAAATATTCCAGCTGCTGGTACCAGCGTTACCAGATATGGGTCAGGCACGACGCTGATCACCAATACCATCACCGGTGCCAACACCAGCTTGACCGGAACATTGGTGTGCTATACCAATCGCACCAGTACCGGCAGTACTAATTTCAGCATCAGTACCAACAGGTCCGGCACTTATACCAATCTAGTGGTAGACGATGACAGAGATGCACATTTGGTCATCAGTGCAGCCACTTATCCCACCGGATTTTATAAAGTATTCAATGCACACAGCGCCATAGCGTTCAGTAGTCTGGCATATGGGTACAACGATACTCATTTGAGTCATAGTGTGACTGGCAACACCAATAGTATTGGATTTGTCAAAGATAATCTCACTGCAGTTCCTACACTAAACGTTGGAAATGTTGTAGTGACACAAGCCAGTGCGGGTACATTACGTTACATTTCTGGAGTTCCTTATTATAATACCGGCGGACAAATTACTGTTAGTAATGTTGCTGTTACTAATTTTATCGGACAAACCTACAGAAATATTAGTCCGCTGACCATAACAAATGGTACCCTGGATGAGAGCACATCTGGAGCAATAATCAGTTCACAGACCAAGACCTACAGTCAAATTGACGGGGCTGTTACCATGCTGAGTGGTAGTATACCCCAGGCCAACGTGGGAGTCAATTCCACATATACCCTGGGCAATGTCACTGTTAATATTGATGGCAGTGCCCGAGCAGTGGGTAACCTTATTCTAACCATGGACAACATCAACGGCACCAGTGCTTCGGTAACATTGCCCACCCGGATACAAATTTACAGTCAGAGTCTGACTGGATTTGATGAAATGACTATTCCGGTCAGTAGTTCTTTGGGCGCAACCTACACTGATAATGGCAAACGTGTCAATTTGGGACTCAGAGGCGACACTCCCACATACACTGCCAGGGATTTTTATACCAGCAATGCCTGGACCAGCACCAGCACAGTGGCTGGCACAGACGAGGCCATTGTCAGATGGGGTACACTCAGACATCTCAACACCATTAATTTCAGCACGGGGTATCTGCCAGCGGGCCCAGATTTGATCACTGGTCGTAGTGGAGCACAATATTTTACATTTGCATTTAGACGAACTGTCACTGCCAACTTTGACATAACACTGTCGGGAAAAATCAGTGGACTGTGGATTGCCGCACCCGGCACACAGATCGACAGCACCAGCACACTTAGTGGATGGATAGATGGAACAACTGCTTACACCGGTGCTGGTGTTCCGGGCGCTAACACTGCCGCAGGCGGCAATGGCTCCAATGGATGTGCCCTGACAAATGCTGACAGAATACCCATTGGAAGTGTTATCGCGGGCACTAGTTACACCATGACACTAGGTGCAGAAAATTTATCCAATGCCACTGGAAAAAATTGCCTGGTTAGAATTAAATTGGCCCCTGGAGACAGCGTAACGGCCATTAGCGTGGGGGTAGCAGCATAATGGCTATTTCTGATACACAAAAAGTTGATTATCTGTTTAAAAAACTGGGATTTGGGTTGACCAAAACCGATATTCCAGCGAATAAACAGGCGTTTAACGAAAGTATTCCAAGTCCACTGTTGGTCCGTGGGGATAAAGTATGGAAAAACTCAGATCAGATACCGGCGGTTATACCTGCCGTTTCCAATGATATTGTTCGTATCTACAGCGATTCAGCAAATACATCTGCCACAGTTGAATGTGTGGAGGATATAACTGCAACTGATAACAGAACCTGGAAGACTAACCTCACCGACTGGGTTACCACTGAATTTGGCTCAACGTATCTGGTCAAAGTTTATGTTGATGCTGCCGGATCTCTGACACCCCAGACCACTGGTACACAATTACTTGCTGCTGGGTCGACTAATAATGACGAGTGGTTTTTCGACTACCAGAGCGGAGTATTGCATTTCATTGGTGATAACTTACCTGCTAGCATTACTACGGGAGTTACTGGTAAGAGTGTTTTTGTTTCCGGTGCAAGATATGTGGGCGAGTTTGGTGTCACCGGTAACATCAAGTTCAACGGTACTACCATCAGCACCAATGCCAATCTCACACTATTCCCTGCTAATGGGTATATTTTTGTTAGTAACAGTATTATTAGTAATGTGGCAGACCCAATAAACGGTCAGGATGCAGTAAATCTTAATTATCTCAATAATCAAATAAGCAATATTGCGGGGCAAATAACCAGCACAGCCAATGTGATATATGCTGGAGACACCAAAGTTGAAATTATTGACGATAACATTCTGCCAGGAAAAATTAACTTTGTGGTTGATGGTGTTCTCAAAGCAAATATAACTGCAAATTCTGCCAACTTTTATGTAAATTCAGTCAATGTTGGGCTTCTGACACTCGGTGATGATACAATTACTTCGTCGGGAAATATCATCCTAAGTCCACAAAATTCTGGAATTTTGAGAGTAACCGGTAATCAGGCCATCAGATTACCGGTAGGAGATGACAATACTCGTCCAGTGAATGCTGAAATCGGATATGGTAGATACAACAGCGAGCGAAGAGCCGTTGAATTTTACGATGGCACCAAATGGGAAACTCCGGGGGAGTATTTGGTCACATCAGACGTCATTGAGCCAGATGGCGTCAGTAATGTCTACGTACTAACTTCAGCAACCACGTCAGACGGGGTTTTGGTTAGTATTAACGGTACCTTACAGCAGCCATATGTGTCATATACAGTGGATGGCGTTAATATAGTCTTTAGTGAAACTCCATTAATTACTGATATTATTGAAGTTAGACACATTGCTGCAGGTGGCACCAGTGTAAGTCTTTCTAAATTGTCCAGTTTTGAAAGTTCTTCACTGGTTGTCCTTGAAAACTCAGACGTCATAATCACAGGCAATTTAATTCCGTCGGCCACTGCCTCATATGATATTGGTAATGCCACTGTTCGTTGGCAAAATATTTACTGTGGCGGCAACATTAGCACAACTGGTAACGTCGTTGCTGCCAAGTTCTATGGTGATGGCAGTGGTTTGACCGGGGTAGCGTCAAACTTTGGCAATGCACAAATTGCAGCTTATCTGCCAACTTATGCGGGGAATATTGGTAACCTAACTGCACTAAATGCCAGTGGCAATATTACAACAACTGGTAATGTCGTTGCCGCCAAGTTTTATGGTGATGGTAGTGCTCTAACTGGAATATCATCGAATTTTGGTAATGCACAAATTGCAAGTTATCTGCCCACGTATGCGGGAAATATCGGCGGAACGATAACAACAGCAGCACAACCCAATATTACATCAGTGGGTACGTTGAATTCGTTATCAGTGACTGGAAATATCACTGCAGGCAATGTTTCAGCAACTAGATTGACTGGTACATTAACTACATCATCACAAACTAATATTACGGCAGTGGGTAACATCATCACTGGTACCTGGTCAGCATCACCAATCCAGAATGCGTATCTGGCCAACAGCAGTCTGACTGTTAACGGTACAGTAATTAATTTGGGCTCAAGTGGTACAGTAACAGCTAACGCAGCAACATTGACTGGTACAGCACTGAACTCAACAGTGGTTAACTCAAATTTGACATCAGTGGGTAACCTAACATCATTGAGTGCCAGCGGTAACATTACTACAACTGGTAATGTTGTTGCTGCCAAATTTTATGGTGATGGTAGCAATTTGACTGGGTTACCGGCCAGTTATGGCAACACACAGGTTGCTGCTTATTTGCCAACTTATACAGGCAACATCGGCGGTACCGTAACAACAGCAGCACAACCCAATATTACATCAGTGGGTAATATTATTGCTGGTACCTGGTCAGCAACACCAATTCAAAACGCATATTTGGCCAATAGCGGGGTAACAATCAACGGTACAACTGTGTCCCTGGGTGGTAGTGCCACTGTAACAGCTAATGCACTGACATTAACTGGTACAACCCTGAATAGTGCAGTGGTTAATTCAAATCTAACATCAGTTGGCACAATTACTGCTGGTACCTGGCAGGGATCAGTGATTCAACCAGCATATATTGCCACATTGAATCAAAATACCACTGGTAGCGCAGCCAGTTTGACTACCGCACGTAACATCAACGGTGTGGCATTTAATGGTACAGCTGATATTACTGTCACAGCCAATGCACAGACACTGTCTGGCACAACACTGAATTCAACAGTTGTTAACTCAAGTTTAACGTCAGTTGGTAACCTGACATCACTAAGTGCTAGTGGTAATATTAGCACAACTGGCAACGTTGTTGCTGCCAAGTTCTACGGTGACGGTAGCGGGTTAACTGGTATTGGTAGTGCAGCCAATGCAGCAACCCTGGCTGGCACGACCCTAAACTCAACTGTTGTTGCATCAAGTTTGACATCAGTGGGCAACCTAACATCATTGAGTGCTAGTGGCAATATTACAACAACTGGTAATGTCGTTGCCGCCAAGTTTTATGGTGACGGCAGTGCTCTAACTGGAATATCATCAGACTTTGGTAATGCACAAATTGCGGCTTATCTACCAACTTACACAGGCAATGTCCTGGCTGCAAATGTCACAGCCGCCACAGTCACTGCCAACATAAGCACCGCAAACATAACATCCATAAACGGTGGCACAATTAAAATTCAGACAACTGGGGCGGGTGATATTCAACTCAATCCATTGGGTACTGGTACCATTCAATTAAAAGGTCCGGTGCAGTATGACCCGTCTTTTAATTTTACAACCACTAACGGAAACCCTATACCCATTCCAGTTGGGTTGACCACTCCCAGCATCGCTGCCACTGGCACCAATGGTACATTGACATTGGCGGGCACTGGCGCAGGCTATATTAGTCTAAATGATGACGTGACTGTGACTGGTAATTTAACAGTCAATGGCATTACGACTTCACTAAACGTCACCAACTTGAATGTACAAGATAACATCATCAACATTTCAGATGGGACAACTGGTACACCAACACAAAATGCCGGACTGCTTGTGGTACGTGGCGACGAGCCCAATGTACAAATGCGCTGGAATGAATCTGTCGACAGATGGCAAATAACCAGTGATGGCATCACTTATGCAAACATAATTAACACGGCGTTATCAGATACAACAGCATTTACTGGTGGTATGTCAGTGGGTGGGAACTTGTCTGTGACCGGCAACATTGCTGGCTCGGCAGTAAATATCACTGCACCTAGATTCCAGGCAGTTACACCAAGTTGGGGAATGAATGATTCAGCATCAGCTGCTTGGTTCTTGTTGGGAACTTGGAATACTTCACAGGCAGGCAATTGTTTGTATATGAGATTGGTTGCTCACTGTGGATATAATGCCGTTGCCAATCAAAATCAAGTTACAGAACTTATGTTTGCTGTTAGTAACAATAGTTCGTATATTGCCGGATCAAGCGGAAACTTCTATGCTGCAGGATCGGCCAGTGTAAACAGTCGTTTGGGTACAGGTGGCAGTTATATTACTTACCAGGCACCAAACAAGTTTAGAATTGTGCAATTATCGGTCGCACAGTATCAAATCTATGCATATTTTGGTGCTGCCTATATGCGTAACAGTAATTACAGTATACAAATCACACCAGGCGATACTTGGACGGATGGTGGTGGCAATACAGTGAGTGCTCCTGGTGGCAACTATATTGAAATCACCCCAACATCGTTCTAATACTATAGTATTAAAAATACCACACCTAGCACCGGCTTTTTAAAAATCACAATAAATACTGATATTCGTACATAGTGCAGAGTCTCTGGGAATATATTGGCACCAGTTAGACTGGCTATTCAACGTGATGTGATTGGATATGGGAGGACATGGTTCCCAAAACTCTGATCGAAATTTTAAACTACTCTAACTGGAGCTTACTTAAATGTCTAATTATTTGACTCGTATTAAGAATAACCAGATCACTGACTCCACCATTCTTGCTAATGTCAAGTTGGTACCAGGATCTGTTGTTGGTTCATTATTTGCGCCAACAATGACTATTGCCAGTGATATCACTATCACTGGTAACCTGACTGTTCAAGGTAGTGGTACATACCTAACAGTTGCATCAACCAACACATATGTTAATGACCCCATCATCGTTCTAAACAACGCTTTCTCGGGGACAAATAGTAACGATATCGGTTTCGTATTCAATCGCGGTTCAGACATCAACCAGGCCATTATCTGGGACGAAAGCCACAAAGAATTTGTCTTTGGATCGACTACATCAGATGGCACCACTTACGGCACCATTTCAGTTTCAGGATATTCATCTGCCAAGGTTGGCAATTTGTCTGTGGTTCAAAATTTCTCTGCAAGCAATGTTAGTGCTAACCTATTGACAGGCAATGCCATTATATCCAACGGCAACCTAGCAGTCAATGGTGGTAACTTCACTTCTGAAGCAGCTACATTCAACTTGTTGACTGCCAATGTCACATCATTGAATGTGGGCAGTGCTGCAACATCAGTATCGGTGGGCGCAAATACTGGTACACTTACTGTCAACAACCCCACTGTGGTTGGTTCAGCAGCCACACAAGACTTGTTCAACACAGTTGCTACCACACTGAACATTGGTGGTGATGCCACTTCATTGAATCTGGGTGCAGCCACAGGCACAGCAACCATTAACAATGAAACTGTTGACGTCAAGGGCAAACTAACTGTTGATTCAACAGTTGACACCACAAGTTCATCAACTGGTGCTCTACAAGTTGCTGGTGGCGTTGCAGTGGCCAAGGACTTGTTTGTTGGTGGCGGCGATATCATCACTGACCAAACCACATTCAACTTGTTAAACACCACAGCAACCACATTGAACGTTGGTGGTGCAGCAACATCAGTAACAGTTGGTGCTACTACTGGTACAGCACGCATCCGTAACGCAAACGTCTGGGTTGAGAACGCCACAACTGTTGACGGCGCAATGTCAACCATTGGTGTGTTCAACAATGCCACAACTGTTAACGCATTCAAGGGTGCTACTGCACTGGAAGTTGGTGCCACAACTGGTACCACAACAGTACGTAACACAACATTGTCATTGCCAAATGCCACAGACATCACTGGTGGCGCTGCAAGTGTTAATGTGTTGAATACAGCCACAACCGTTGACGCATTCAAGGGCGCCACAGCATTGACCGTGGGTGCTGTAACTGGTACAACAACTGTACGTAATGACCTAGATGTTGGTGGTGACTTGTCAGTAACTGGTGACTCAACAATGACTGGCGACCTGGCAGTTAATGGTGGCGACGTCACAACAACTGCTTCAACATTTAACCTGGTTAACAGCACAGCAACAACATTGAACGTTGGTGGTGACGCTACTGCATTGAACCTAGGTGCTACAACTGGTACAGCAACAATTAAGAACGCAACACTAGACCTGCCAAACGCCACAGAAATCACTGGTGGTGCAGCCACTATTGCCGTTCTAAATGACGCAACAACAGTCACAGCATTTGAAGGTGCAACTGCCCTGACAATTGCTGCCACAACTGGCACAACTTCAGTACGCAACGACCTAGATGTTGGTGGTGACTTGTCAGTAACTGGTGACTCAACAGTGACCGGCGACCTAGCAGTCAATGGCGGCGACGTCACAACAACAGCAACAACATTTAACCTGGTTGACAACACAGCGACCACAGTTAACTTCGCAGGTGCTGCTACATCACTAGACATTGGTGCTGCAACTGGTACAGCAACAGTCAACAACACAACATTGTCATTGCCAAACGCCACAGACATCACTGGTGGTGCCGCAAGTGTTAATGTGTTGAATACAGCAACAACTGTTGACGCATTCAAAGCTGCTACAGCATTGACAGTGGGTGCCACAACTGGCACAACTTCGGTACGCAACGATCTAGATGTTGGTGGCGACTTCTCAGTAACTGGCGATATCTCAGCAACTAATGAAACACTATCAGGTGACTTGGCAGTCAACGGTGGTGACATTACAACAACAGCAACAACATTTAACCTGGTTGATGATACAGCGACCACAGTTAACTTTGCAGGTGCTGCTACATCACTAGACATTGGTGCTACAAATGGCACAACAGCCATCCGTAATACAACACTAGACCTGCCCAATGCCACAGAAATCACTGGTGGTTCTGCAACTATTGCTGTGTTGAATGACGCAACAACTGTTACAGCATTTGAAGGCGCAACTTCATTGACAGTGGGCGCCACAACTGGCACAACTTCAGTACGCAACGATCTAGATGTTGGTGGTGACTTGTCAGTAACTGGTGACACAACAATGACTGGCGACCTGGCAGTCAACGGTGGTGATGTTACAACAACTGCAACTACAGCCAACTTGTTGAACACAACAGCAACAACATTGAACGTTGGTGGTGCAGCATCTACACTGAACCTGGGCGCTACAACAGGCACAGCAACAATCAGTAACCCAACATTGGTTGGTGCTTCAAGTACACAAGATCTGTATAACACAGTAGCAACAACAATGAACTTTGCTGGTGCCGCAACTGCACTAAATGTTGGTGCAAACACAGGCACAACAACTGTTAATAACAACCTAGATGTCAAAGGCAGTGCTACAATTGATAACACTAACAATGCCACAAGTTCATCAACCGGTGCTCTACAAGTTGCTGGTGGTGTTGCAGTTACCAAAGACCTGTTTGTTGGTGGCGGCGACATCGTATCTGATCAGTCAACATTCAACTTGTTGAACACAAGTGTATTGACATTGAATGTTGGTGGTGCTGCTACTGCACTAGACATCGGTGCTGCAACTGGTACAGCAACAATTAATAACCAAACAATTAGCTTGCCAAACGCATCTGAAATCTCAGGCAGCGCAGCAACTATTGCTGTGTTGAATGACGCAACAACTGTTACAGCATTTGAAGGTGCAACTGACCTGACATTTGCTGCTACAACTGGTACAACCTCAGTACGCAATACCCTAGATGTTGGTGGTAACCTAACTGTTGCTGGAAGTGAAACATTGACCGGTGACCTAGCAGTCAACGGCGGTGATATCACAACAACTGCATCAACATTTAACCTAGTGAATTCAAATGCTACTACATTGAATGTTGGTGGCGCTGCTACTGCATTGAACCTAGGTACTACTAGCGGTACTGCTACAATCAAGAACCCAACTGTTGTTGGTACTGCAGCCACACAGAACCTGTATAACACCACAGCAACAACAATGAATTTTGCTGGTGCTGCTACAACAGTTAACATTGGTGCAAACACAGGCACAACAACTGTCAACAACAGTTTGGAAGTCAAGGGCGGAGTTACAGTTGATAACACAGATGACACCACAAGCAAGACAACTGGTGCTCTACAAGTTGCTGGCGGCGTTGCAGTGGCCAAGGACTTGTTTGTTGGTGGCGGTGACGTTATCACTGATCAAACAACATTCAACTTGTTGAACACAAATGCAACCGCAGTTAACTTTGCCGGTGCTGCTACTGCACTAGATATTGGTGCTACAACTGGTACAGCAACAATTAAGAACGCAACACTAGACCTGCCAAACGCCACAGAAATCACTGGTGGTGCAGCCACTATTGCCGTTCTAAATGACGCAACAACAGTTACCGCATTTGAAGGTGCAACTGATCTGACATTTGCTGCTACAACTGGCACAACTTCAGTACGCAACGACCTAGATGTAGGCGGTGACCTAGCAGTAACTGGTGATGCATCAGCAACCAACGCAACATTGTCAGGCGATTTGGCTGTCGATGGTGGCGACATCACAACAACTGCAACAACATTTAACCTGGTTGATGATACAGCGACCACAGTCAACTTTGCTGGTGGTGCTACTACACTAGACATTGGTGCTACAACTGGTACAGCAACAATCAATAACCCAACAGTGGTTGGCGCAGCAAGTACACAGAACTTGTACAATACTGTAGCAACAACAATGAACTTTGCTGGTGCCGCAACTGCATTGAACCTAGGTGCTACAACTGGCACAACAACAGTACGCAATGAGTTACAAGTTAACGGCAATGTGGCAGTTGATCGCACATTCAGTGCACGCGACATTCAAGGTACAGTGATTGGTAATGTTACACCAGCCAGTGCCAAGTTCACAACTGTTTATGACACACACCTGACCAACGGCCGTATTACATTTGCTGGTGCCGACAGTGAATTGTCAGACAGTGGCGATTTCACATATGATTCAGCCAACACAGTGGCAACAATTGGTACATTGACAGTTGATGGTGCGACCAACACAGTTGGCGCAGACGGCAACCTGACATTGGCCCCAACAGGTAACATCAGTGTAAGTAATGTTAGAATTACTGACCTGGCTGATCCAGTTGACAACTATGATGCTACCAACAAATCATGGGTATTGGCACAATTGCAAAGTGCAGTTGATCACATCAGCAAAGACGATACAGACATTCAAATCACTGACGATGGTGTTGCTCCAGGTGTTATCACATCAAACGTTGACGGCGTTCTAGTTTCAACAGTTGATGCAAATGCCACAGCATTCTACGGCAATTCAGCATCAAGCATTGTTTACATCGACAACGCTGGATCAAACGTTTCAGTTAATGGCACATTCCACGTTAGTGGTGCTGCTACACTAGACAGCACAGCATTGGTTCAGAGTACAGACGAAACAACAAGTACATCAACAGGTGCATTGGTAGTTGCTGGTGGTGTTGGTATTGCCAAGAGCTTGTACGTTGGCAAAGACGTTACCGTTGTTGGTAACCTAGACGTCAAGGGCACAGTAACAACAGTTGAATCAACCACAGTTACCATTGCTGACGTTAACCTGACATTGGCTCAAGGTTCAACAACTTCAGCACAAGCTGATGGCGCAGGTTTGACAATTGCTGGTGCCAATGCAACATTGACATACAATGATGCAACCACAAGTTGGGATCTGAACAAGATCACACGTGTTACTGATACAGATGACACCACAAGTGAAAATACTGGTGCTCTACAAGTTGCTGGTGGTGTTGCAGTGGCCAAGGACTTGTTCGTTGGTGGCGGCGACATCATTACTGATGAAACAACATTCAACTTGTTGAATGTAACACCAACTACAATGAACTTCGCTGGTGCTGCTACCTCATTGGTTATGGGTGCTACAAGTGGCACAGCAGAAATCCGCAATGCCAACGTTTGGGTACAGAACGCGACAACAGTTGATGGCGCTCAGGCAACAATTGGTGTATTCAACAATGCCACAACCGTTGATGCATTCAAGGGTGCAACTGATCTAGAAGTTGGTGCTACAACTGGTACAGCAACCATCAACAACGCAACACTAGCACTACCAAACGCCACAGACATCACTGGTACTGCTGCAAGTGTTAATGTGTTGAACGCAGCAACAACAGTTGATGCATTTAAAGCAGCCACAGCATTGACATTTGCTGCTACAACTGGTACAACAACAGTACGTAATGACCTAGATGTGGGCGGTGACCTAGCAGTAACTGGTGATGCATCAGCAACCAACGCAACATTGTCAGGCGATTTGGCTGTCGATGGCGGCGACGTCACAACAACAGCAACAACATTTAACCTGGTTAACAGCACAGCAACAACATTGAACGTTGGCGGTGATGCAACTGCATTGAACATGGGTGCCTCAACTGGTACAGCAACAATCAGTAACCCAACATTGGTTGGTAGTGCTGCTACACAGAACTTGTACAACACCACAGCAACAACAATGAACTTTGCTGGTGCTGCTACTGCACTAAATGTTGGTGCAAGCACAGGTACAGCAACCATCAGTAACCCAACATTGGTTGGTTCGGCAAGTACACAGAACTTGTACAACACCGTGGCAACAACAATGAATTTTGCTGGTGCAGCTACATCACTAAACGTTGGTGCAGCAACGGGTACAGCGACAGTTAACAACGCAACATTGGCACTACCAAACGCAACAGAAATCACTGGTGGCGCAGCAACTATTGCTGTGTTGAATACAGCAACAACTGTTACAGCATTTGAAGGTGCAACTGACCTAACATTTGCTGCCACAAGTGGTACAACAACTGTACGCAACGACCTAGATGTTGGTGGTAATTTGGCAGTAACTGGCGACATTTCAGGCGTTAATGGAACCCTGGCAGGTGACCTAGCGGTTAACGGTGGTGACATCACAACATCATCAACCACAGCCAACTTGTTGAACACAACAGCGACTGCAGTTAACTTCGCGGGCGATGCCACTGCACTAGTAATAGGTGCAACCACAGGCACAGCAAACTTGCGCAATGCAACAACAAATGTTGAAGGAAACCTAACCGTTGGTAAGGGATTCGTAATCAATAGTACAGATGACACCACAAGTGAAAATACTGGTGCTCTACAAGTTGCAGGCGGCGTCGCAGTGGCCAAGGACTTGTTCGTTGGCGGCGGTGACATCATTACTGATGAAACAACATTTAACTTGTTGAACGTAACACCAACCACAATGAACTTCGCTGGTGCTGCTACTGCGTTGAACATGGGTGCTTCAACTGGTACAGCAACAATCAGTAACCCAACATTGGTTGGTAGTGCTGCTACACAGAACCTGTACAACACCACAGCAACAACAATGAACTTTGCTGGTGCAGCGACTGCACTAAACGTTGGTGCAGCAACAGGTACCACAACCATCAACAACACAACACTAGCACTACCAAACGCAACAGATATCACTGGTACTGCTGCAAGTGTTAATGTGTTGAACACAGCAACAACAATTGATGCGTTCAAGGCTGCTACTGCATTGACATTTGCTGCCACAACTGGCACAACTTCAGTACGTAATAGCCTAGATGTTGGTATTGACTTGTCAGTAACTGGTGATTCAACAATGACTGGTGATTTGGCTGTCGATGGCGGTGACGTCACAACAACAGCAACAACATTCAACTTGTTGAACTCAACAGCAACAACATTGAACGTTGGCGGCGATGCAACTGCGTTGAACCTGGGTGCCGCAACTGGTACAGCAACAATCCGTAATACAACGTTGGCACTAACCAATGCAACAGATATCACTGGTACTGCTGCAAGTGTTAATGTACTGAATACAGCCACAACAGTTGACGCATTCAAGGCAGCTACCGCATTGACAATTGCTGCCACAACTGGCACAACTTCAGTACGCAATGACCTAGATGTTGGTGGTGACTTGTCAGTAACAGGTGACGCAAGTGCCGTTAATGCAACATTGTCAGGCGATTTGGCTGTCGATGGCGGTGACGTTACAACAACAGCAACAACATTTAACCTGGTTGACGACGTAGCAACCACAGTTAACTTTGCTGGCGGAGCGACAGCGTTGAATCTGGGTGCCGCAACTGGTACAGCAACAATCCGTAATACAACATTGGCACTAACCAATGCAACAGATATCACTGGTACTGCTGCAAGTGTTAATGTACTGAATACAGCAACTACCGTTGATGCATTCAAGGCAGCTACCGCATTGACAATTGCTGCCACAACTGGCACAACTTCAGTACGCAACGACCTAGATGTTGGTGGTGACTTGTCAGTAACTGGTGACTCAACAGTGACTGGCGACCTAGCAGTCAATGGCGGCGACGTCACAACAACTGCAACTACAGCCAACTTGTTGAACACAACAGCAACCACAGTCAACTTTGCTGGTGATGCTATTGCAGTTAACATTGGTGCAAACACAGGCACAACAACTGTCAATAACAACCTAGATGTCAAGGGCACTTTTGCAATTGACAACACAGATGACACCACAAGTGTTTCAACTGGTGCTCTACAAGTTGCTGGTGGCGTTGCAGTGGCCAAGGACTTGTTTGTTGGTGGTGGCGACATCATTACCGATGAAACAACATTTAACTTGTTGAACGTAACACCAACTACAATGAACTTTGCTGGTGCTGCAACTGCATTGAACATGGGTGCTTCAACTGGTACAGCAACAATCAGTAACCCAACATTGGTTGGTGCAGCAAGTACACAGAACCTGTACAACACCACAGCAACAACAATGAACTTTGCTGGTGCTGCTACTGCACTAAATGTTGGTGCAAGCACAGGTACAGCGACAATCAACAACACAACACTAGCACTACCAAACGCAACAGATATCACTGGTACTGCTGCAAGTGTTAACGTGTTGAATGCCGCAACAACAGTTGATGCGTTCAAGGCTGCTACTGCATTGACATTTGCTGCCACAACTGGCACAACTTCAGTACGTAATAGCCTAGATGTTGGTATTGACTTGTCAGTAACTGGTGATTCAACAATGACTGGTGACTTGGCAGTTAATGGTGGCGATGTCACAACAACAGCAACAACATTCAACTTGTTGAACTCGACAGCAACAACATTGAACGTTGGTGGTGATGCAACTGCGTTGAACCTGGGTGCCGCAACTGGTACAGCAACAATTAGTAATCCAACATTGGTTGGTAGTGCTGCTACACAGAACCTGTACAACACCACAGCAACAACAATGAACTTTGCTGGTGCAGCTACATCACTAAATGTTGGTGCAGCAACAGGTACCACAACCATCAACAACACAACACTAGCACTACCAAATGCCACAGATATCACTGGTACTGCCGCAAGTGTTAATGTATTGAATACAGCAACAACAGTTGATGCATTCAAGGCTGCTACTGCATTGACAATTGCTGCCTCAACAGGTACAACAACCGTACGCAACGATTTGGATGTTAATGGTAAGATCACTGTCGACAACACAGATGACACCACAAGTGTTTCAACTGGTGCTCTACAAGTTGCTGGCGGCGTTGCAGTGGCCAAGGACTTGTTTGTTGGTGGCGGCGACATCATTACTGATCAAACAACATTCAACTTGTTGGATTCAACAGTAACAACAATGAACTTTGCTGGTGCAGCTACTACATTGGACATGGGTGCCACAACTGGTACAGCAACAATCAATAACGCAACAGTGTACTTGCCAAATGCAACTAATGTTGCAGTTGGTCAGACATCAATCACATTTGCTAATACTGTGGCAACTACAGTTGAAGCATTTGGTGCTGCGACAACATTGAACTTTGCTGATGCAGCAAGTGCAACCACATTCCGTGGCACAGTAACAGCAGCCAACGTCTTGTACGCAAACGCAGCAGTAATTGCAACAGACACAGGTTCAGGTGCTTTGAGAGTCACTGGTGGTGCTGGCATTACTGGCAGTTTGTATGTTGGCATTGGTACCAACACACCAACAGCAAATGTTACTTCAGGCACTGCAAGTTCAGCATACAACTCGGGTGCATTGGTTGTTAGTGGCGGTGCAGGTATTGCAGGCGACGTAAATGTCAAGGGCAATGTTACAATTAACAGCGAAAGTGGTGCAAGTACATTCACTGTTAAGGGATCAACTGCAAGTACATTGATTTACACAGATGCAGCAACCAACACTGTTAAGATTGGTGGCAGCGATACTACACCAATCAGCGGTGCAACACTGACTATTAACAGTACAGATTCATTTATTGTTCCAGTTGGTACCACTGCACAACGTCCAGGATTGAGTGGCCAGACTGATGTTACAGGTATGATTCGTTATAACTCAACACTTAACACATTGGAATTCTTCAATGGCACACGTTGGTTGGGCTCATCAACCGAGTTCACTGTCATCACTGGTGACTTGTTCTTGGGTGACGGCTTTACAACTGCATTTACCATGGCCAACACTGCAACAACTGCAAGTACTATTGTTGCAGTTAACGGTGTGGTACAGATTCCTGGTGTTTCTTATAGTGTATCAGGTTCAACATTGACCCTGACAGAAGCCCCTGCTGATGGTGACGAAATTGATGTACGTCGTCTAACAACAACATTCAGTGTACAAGAAATTGGTTATGGTTATAACTTGTTCAGTGCAGACGCGGGCGGTGCTTATATCAAGACTGGAACTGGTAGTAGCACAAACAGACTGTCAATTGCTGCTAACGGCACAGCAACATTTGCCAAGGATGTGATTATCGAAGGCAACTTGTGGGTCAAGGGCGACACAACTGGTAACATCCAAATTGGTACTGACAGTGCTGATAGTGTTGTATTCAATGCAGACATCAACAGTGGCTTGATACCCAACAGTGACGCAACATTCAACCTGGGTAGTGCAGCACAACGCTGGAACGCACTATACACCAGTAAGATTGTACACGATCAGGCAGCAACTTCAGTATCAAGTACAAGTGCAACCACAATTGACACATTTGCAACTTCAGCATACACCAGTGCTAAGTATGTTGTGCAAGTCAAGGACGGTTCAAATGTACAAGTGGCTGAAGTGTTGTTGGTTCAGAACGGTACTAACGCATATGTAACAACATATGGTGTTGTTGCAAGCGGTGCAGAAATGGGCACATTCTCAGCAACTATTGCTGCTGGTAATGTGACATTGAAGTACACCAGTGCAAGTTCAACCAACAGCAGTGTCAAGGTACAAGCAACATATATTGTGTAACATAATGTAGTAGGACACAGCACCTTAAAGGTGCTGTGTCATTAACCTGAGAGTAACATCATATGCTAAAAATTCAGAAATTATACAGAAAAGATTATACCGGCGAAGATATCGTTGCTAGTAATACATTGGAAGGCGGCAGTTGGAAAACTGTCACCGAACATATACCCAACAACGTTATTAACAACCAAATATCCAACCGTGCAGTAGTTTTTGGCAATGGCCTACATAGACAGCATTTTAACCCAGGTTGGGTTATTAATCGTCGAAGCGGCCTTCTCGCAGCCACTACATTACAAAGTTATGCATGTAATGCTTTTTACAGAGATTACACACCAGACTTTTTAGTAGTGACCAGTAGAGATATTGCTAAAGAAATAGTGAGAACTCCTTATATCAATGAAAATATCGTGTACACCAGAGTGGACATCACCCTAGAATTTCCAAAGAAATTCTATTTGATCCCACACGATTTGTATGCAGACGCAGGTACAGCGGCAATCTATTTGGCTTGTTTTGACGGGCACAAGAGAGTATATCTTGTGGGATTTGACGGGCAAGATACTGTGGATTTCAATTACAATATCTATGCCGGCACCAATGGATATGGCGCCGCCGAATCCGAAGTTGACAGTGCTAAATGGGCTAAAGCTCAGAAGGCAGTTTTTGACACATACACCGATGTTGATTTTGTCCATGTGTCAGAATCTGGTAACCAGAGACTTCCGGTAAGTTGGAAATATTGCCCAAATCTAAGACAGATCAGTTACAGAGATATGGTAATAGAAGCAGACTTGTAAGCGATTGGTAGTTCTTAAAAACCCTAGAGTATTTGCTCTAGGGTTTTTATTTTGGCTTTAACAACATCAAAATTAATAGTTCGCCACAGCCCCGGGTGTAGTGGGGTAGGGTGGTCTTCCAATGGAACCCAGCAGTATCCTCGATGCTCGTCGTTTAGTTCGGGAACAAATTCATCGTCAACCGGCGTGATAAAGGTTTGATAAACAAATTTTTCGTTTACGCTGGTGAACTTTTCGAGAGGGATTATTTTTGGGTCTCGTATGGTTCCCCCAAGTTCTTCCTGTATTTCTCTAAACAGGGTGGTTAAAGAAAGTTCTCCAACTTCTGACTTGCCACCAACAATACCCCAGGTGTTGTTGTGTTTATTGTTATTGCGTAACAAAAACAAATATCTTTTGGTTTTAGTGCAGTAAATGAATGCACCAACTCCTTCTATAATACCAGTGTCCATAATCCGTTTTTATATTCGCCTTCAAAACTTTTGACCCAGAAATCAAAATTCCATTTATATTGGATACCAGTTGTGAAGTTACTTACATATTGAATTTCAGTCGCTGCTGTTGCATTAAAAACTACATGCCAATGTTGACCAGTGTATTCAATAATGTCATTGGCTTTTGCTATCAGATCTTGATTATCCGCTCCCCGCCAAGCAACTGCTCCTAACAAGGGCGGATTATTTGCGCTACCAATATTTTTCAAAATCAAATATCTTGTGCCAACAGAGGGAGATAAAATTTCAGAATCCACAGCAACTCTGGTGGGATCGATAATAGCGTTAATTGGGTCTAGTGTGTTACTGGGCAAAGTGTCTATGTCGGGATTAAAGATTAACTGAGTGTCATCGGTGGGATGAAAACTAACAGTGCCTACTACTTCTGATATGCCATCTTCTTGTAAAAGTCTGACTTGGCTAATGCCGTTTTCTAATCTGCCGTAAACATTTATTAGATTGGGCCAGCTATCATCAGTTCCTATTTTTGTGGATGATCCTAGGGTGGGTTCTCGGGGAGTCTCGATGTCCTGTACTTTGAGTAATTTTAGTGTATTGCCGATTAACAATACACCATAGTCCATGGGGGTGAAATACTGCCTGCTGCCCAATAAGTTAGTGTCATTATATATTGCACTATTTAAATCGCCCTGGGCATTGTGTATACTGGCTATGATTTTCTGCACGACTCCCAATTTTTTGACCTTGATCGGCGGGCTAATCCATATGGGTAACTTAAATGTCAATGTGGCCACATCTATGGGGTTTTCAGTACCAATTGGTACTGATCTGGAAGTCCATGTCGGTGATTCTAGAAACACAGCAGTTAAACTGGTCCAATCGATGTAGTTGTCGGTACTTTGTATTTCCAGTGCAGGATTGAATAGCACGATTAATTGTTCTAATAGCTGAAGTTTTTGTTTGGTGTTACTGGTCCAAATGTCTACTTTTAGCTCTAAGGTGTAAGGAACGGGCATCAAACGTTCAACAGTAAATGCAGATCCTTGCTGATTTTCATATTCGTGAGTTTCTTGGTTGTATAAACGTTGTCTGATGTTCATCTTGCCCACATATGTGGGTTCTTGAACTCGGTCTCGATCGTAAGATAAGCCATTGATGTACACAGTCATTGCAGGCACAGCGGGCAATTTATTTTCACTATTGCTGGTCATTATTGCAGCTACTTGACGACTGCCGTCGCCATAATACACTGGCACTCTCTGTAAGGTGATGTTGCCTGTACGATCTTTGCCAAATTCAACTTGGAATTCGCTAATCATGCGAATAAATTGAACTAGGAATCTCTCAATTTGGGCGTCATAAAAAAATTTTTGCATCAATTGTCTGCCTCGGGTCTCAGGGCCTGCGACAAGCTCTGTCTTTCAACATGTTTCTTAGCGTACACGGTATATTCCAGCAGATCACCAGGTGACAAAGTTTGACTTACTGTAAACGATATATTACCACTGCTATTAGACATGGTATTTACTATTGTTGTGCTGTTCAACTGTGTTTTCACGCCGTGGGTCCTAACATAAGGTATGTCGGTGATTACTGTGCCGGTGCTCATGGTAAATGAAATAGTTCGGGCATTGGCCTCAGGAACATAGGGGTTGGAGACTCTGATTGCATCATAACCTAGTGCATTACTGTACCTAACATTGTCATTATTGACAAAACTACTGCGTTGAGTTTTATTATCTGGACCTGGCGTGAGATTAGTTCTCACAGCATCCTCTACCTTGACCCATCGTTTGCCGTCGTGGCGAAATAATCTATTGGGCATATAATCCAACCGTAAGAAAAAGTCACCTATCTGCGCATTGCTGGGAAACGATATACCAGCCGCAACTGCAGCACCGTTTGGTGGAGTGGCATCGCCGGTAAGGTACCCTTCAACTTTCTTTTCCGAGGATCCAGTTGGGTCGCCGGGTCGACCGTCGGGTAGTCGCGGCTCGGTATAAATTGTAGAAGTATCATATCCAGACGCAGGTACCTCTTCTTCGGCTCTCTCTACAATGGCATTGTTTATTTCTATGTATTTGTCATACGTACTCAACAGTTGGCCGATAGTGCTGTCAGTATTGTCGCCACCTTTGATGGCATTGAGGATATCTTTGTATTCTTGGCTGTCTACTAACGGTGCTATTTTAACACGCCACAAGTGTGGGTACCATGTGGGAGCAAATCCTTCTGCTGCGCGAGTAGCGTCTTGTACCACATAATAACGTTTTAGGGCAGTGGGCAAGTCTTCGTCTAACGGATAGTAATCCTTTAAGTGAGGCAACTCCATGACATCACCCACTATGATCTTGCGTCCCAGAGTTTCCACCATGTCATTTAGGTGGAATACCATGAATAGGGTGTCACCAGTCAAAAACAGCCCAAACTGTGTGAGATCAAAGTCGTTGTCGTTGATGCGATATACTGTTCTCAGTGTATATACACTGGTGTCGTATTTGCGATCACGGTTTTCCAAAAACAGAAGATCTTGTATGTTCTTGACACTATCATTCAAATATCCAGGTTCAGTTGCACTGGTTCCGGCACCGTCAGTAATGGGCCCTAGATATTTGTGGATGTGCACATCGGTGCCACCCACTGTGAACATTTCTGAAATGCGGCGATCAAAGAACTTGTAATCGTTGCCTTTGTTTTCTCGCCATAAACTTAACCGTGGCATTAATGAATCCTGTGTATTTGATATTTATTCTGATTGACTAACCGTGTAATTGTTGTTATAATACCATTATGAATGCTATTTCCAACAGTTTAGAGTGGTCAGATGTTAGAACCAAACTAGAAGCACATGCCCGCACATTAGGTCCGCACGGAAAAAAAATGTTGACAATTGTCGGAAATATTAGTAAAATGGTGTCAGATTTAAGCAGAGAAGAAATCAACTGTCGTCGACACGGTCGGCAAACAATGCGTCATCGAGAATTGTTGGGCAAAATTAACCAAGAAATCGATGCGTATGAGAAAATGATAACTTTTGGCACACTGCTCGGCAATTAAATAACAGCAAAGGAATTGATATGTCAATTAAGATTGAAGGTTCTAAGAAGAAGGCCAAGGTCAGTCGAGACCCCTTGTTTCTTGATGAAAAGTACACTGGCGGTGAGCCCATTTGGGACCATGAGCGTGCGTTGACATTTGGTGATGATGAATTCAACCATCATCTTCGAACCAGCCTTAATTACTATAACTATTATTTTTCGTCGAAAGATCTGAGGAAGTATGTGGTCGCTTGGCTGCGTTCAACTAATAATCTGGAAAAGTCCATTATCGACAAATATGCACGTACTCCGGAATCCAAAACCCCCATGACGGTGTGTGGGTTAGTCAAGGCACATGAGCGTGGCATGCCCTTGCGTGATCAACATGTAAAGTATATTCTTGGTGCAGTTCAGAAAGCGGTTGAGCAAGAGATAATTGATGTAGTAGTGGAAACCGCCAAACCCGCCGCAACGGTCAAAGTTTTGACAATTCAAGAGCGTATGGCAGAAATTGTTAAAAAGCATATTTTGTATTTTGAAGAACTGGAAGATCGGGTCATTGCGGGAGAGTCGGTGGACCCCAAGGCATATGAATACCTGATGGCGCAAGCAGTACCGCAGGCCATGGTGGGGAAAATTGCTGCGGTATTTGAACCCAGACACGCTGAAATCAATTCTGCCAAGGCTGGTGATTGTGAACAACTGGCCGAAGGTTATGAGCACCTGAAGGCTGCTGATTACCGTCGGTATGATGCATTTTACACCAAACTCCTTGCTGATCTGGGCAGCTATACTCAGACCAAACGAGCTACTAAGAAAGCGGCTGTTCGTAAGCCTCCGGCCAAGGAAAAGCAGGTTGCCAAACTCAATTACCTTAAGACCGATGTCAGTCTCAAGATTGCGTCAATTAATCCGGTGGATATTATTGGTTCCAAGGAACTTTGGGTTTATAATGTCAAGACTCGCAAATTGGGCAAATATGTGGCTGACAGTCACATGGGAACCTTGGGCATCAAAGGCACCAGCATTGTGGGATTTGATGAACTCAATAGTATTCAAAAGACCTTGCGTAAGCCGGATCAGCAAATTAGGGCGTTTCTAAGCTCAAGTAAAGTGGAATTGCGTAAGTTTATGGACGCAATCAAGACTACTGAAATTAAACTCAACGGTCGAATCAATGAGGATACGATGCTGCTGAAAGTTGCATAGTTGATTATCCTGTTACTGAAATATAAATATACAGTAACAGGATAATTTTAAATGGTAACTGCAACCGGCAATCTAACTCCACGTGGAAGTATAATCACCGACTCACTGTTCAATGCCAACACCGGCACGGGCACTGGGCATATTGCGTTTGACCCCACTGCGCTGACTGCCACTGATCAGCAAAAACGAGACATCATTGACTACATTCGCCTGAGATTGGGCGATGGCATGGTGGATGTGGAAGCTGACAAAGAGCATTTTGACATGGGTATCAAGCAGGCGCTGATTAGATACCGACAGCGCAGCGCCAACAGCGTGGAAGAAAGTTATGCATTCTTGGACCTCTATCCTGAAACACAAGAATACATACTACCAAGAGAAATCATGAATATCCGTGCCATATACCGTCGTGGTATTGGCAGTGTTACTGGGACCACGGCCAGTCAATTTGAACCATTTGCCAGCGGTTACTTGAATACCTACATGCTGGTGGCAGGGCGCGTGGGCGGCCTAGTCAACTATGAATTGTTTGTGGGCTATCAAGAATTGGCCATGCGTATGTTTGGCGGCTACATAGATTATCACTGGAACAAAACCACTCACAAATTGACTCTGGTAAGAAAAATACCAAATTTTGGACAAAATTACCAGGAAAATGTCAGCGAAAGTGTGTTGCTACACATAGATAATTACAAACCAGATCAGATGTTGCTGAATGATCACACTGCATTTCCCTGGATTCAGGACTATGCATATGCATTGGTCATGATGAGCATAGGCCAGGCCCGTGAAAAGTTTAGCACCATTGCTGGTCCACAAGGCGGCACCACTTTAAATGGTTCTGCCCTCAAGGCCGAAGGTCAGGCATTGTTGGACAAACTGGACGAGGATATCAGAAACTTTGTTGACGGCGGTATGCCTATGACCTGGATAATTGGCTAAAATATTTGACTTCTGATCGTGTTAGTATTTAAATATTAGATTAGATCAGGAGTTTAGATGCCTCAAATCATTGGAATTTGCGGGTTTATCGGTGCCGGCAAAGACACGGTTGCTGATTATTTGGTTAATATTCATGGGTTCCGTCGTGAAAGTTTTGCCAGTAGCCTTAAAGATGCAGTCAGTGTAATTTTTGGTTGGAATCGTGAACTTCTGGAGGGTCGCAGCAAACAAAGCAGAGAATGGCGTGAGCAGCCAGATGCCTGGTGGAGCAACAAACTAGGTAAAACTATTACTCCCAGATACATTCTTCAGCACTGGGGTACCGATGTTATCCGCAATGGATTTCATGATGATATTTGGTTGGCCAGTCTAGAGAACAGATTGCGATCAGCACAGGATGATGTTGTGGTTACTGATTGTCGATTTCCCAATGAGATTGCAGCAATTCGTGATGCTGGTGGTACGATTCTACAAATTCAACGAGGACCATTGCCAGAGTGGTATGCGTGTGCACTTAAAGAAAATACCACTGATGCAGATCATCATTGGATTTTGCAAGATCACGACGAACTAATGAGTCAAAAATATCCATACATCCATTCCAGTGAGTATTCCTGGGTTGGGCACAAATTTGACGCTGTTCTGGATAACAGTGGCAGTCTGGAACAGTTGTATGAGCAGGTTGAACGACTATTGATTAAAGATCAGGGGTGAGGTCCCCCTGCCCCCAGCCCAGACCTTGTTTGGCCACTTCAATCTGGCAGTTGGCACATATGGTTTTTAAATTGGGCAAGGCACAGTTGTTGAGATTTCCATCCACGTGAAATACAAATAACTGCTCTCGATATCGGGCTTTGAAACCACACTTTTCGCAGTGTGGTTTCTTTTTATAACCAGATTTGACCCACTGCGGTATCGGTGTTTGTAAGTTTTTTTTCTTGCGTATGCAATTGTCGCATCGTTTGCGATAGTACCTTTTTTCACCTTTAATATAGTTTACTGCGGCTGAATTCTTGCCACAAACCGCGCATAAGGGACGATTTTCCATACTATATTTATGATGTCAAAAACAGTAAACCTTTTAAAGGGCATTTAATAACACCAAAAAATACAGAAAATAATAAATAATTAAACAGTTTTATTATAGAGGAACACTACCATGGCATTGATATCTCCAGGAGTTGAAGTAAAAGTAAGTGATGAAAGTCAATATACCCCCACTGCTGCGGGCACCGTTGCGTATGTCTTAGTTGCAACAGCACAGGACAAAAGAGGTGTTACTGGCGGCGTCGCCCCGTACACAACCAAATCTGCTGCAGGTAAAGTTCAGGAAATAGTAAGTCAACGAGACCTAGTACAACAATTTGGAACACCAAACTTTCAAATTGATGCTAGTGGCAATCCAATTCATGGCGACGAACGCAATGAGTACGGACTGCTGGCAGCATACAGTGCATTGGGCATTTCTAATAGAGTTTACGTACAACGCGCCGATATCAATTTGGCACAATTGACTCCTGCTAGCATCCGACCAACCGGAGAACCTGCAGACGGTACTTATTGGTTGGATTTAACCAATACCGCCTGGGGAATTTATGAATGGGGAACTATTGGTAATCAGTTCGGACAGCAAACTCCCCGAATCATTAATGATACTAACCAATTAAACAACGGTGTTCCTTTGTCGTCGGTTGGCTCCATTGGAGAATATGCTGTAGTTGCGATTAGTTCTTACAATCCAGTTTATTATAAAAATACCAACAATCGATGGGTTCTAGTTGGCAGCAGCGACTGGACTTTTAGTGTGCCCACAATTACTGGTTCGATTTCAAATCCTGGTAATTTGTCCATTGGCGATAAATTAGTCATAAACAATGTAAATGTTACTGCAACCGGGACAACAGTGGCCGCAGTTGCTAGTGATATTAATTCAGCCGGTATTGATGGGGTCAGAGCAGATGTCACTAGCACTGGCGATATCAGAATTTACTGTGCCGCCAATGCAACCAGCAATGGTTCAACGGTTGATGGTCAGTTGACAATTGCCAAGGGCTCTACTATTGGTGGCGTGGATTGCGCAGTCAAGCTAGGACTATTTGACTCACAATTAGACGGAGTATCTAATGTAAAAACTCTACTAGGCCCAACTGTGCAATTCAGTAGTTATGTCGACGCCCCAGCGTGGAAGACCACCGATGACTTTCCACGCCCTTACGGCAGTGTTTGGTTTAAAACCAGTGCAGTTGGTAACGGCACAAATATCAGTATTAAAGAATATAATAGTAACTTGCAATCGTGGGTGTTACAAACAGCACCGTTGTATACTGACATAACTGCTGCTATTTACGGGTTAGATGCCACAGGCGGCGGCGCGCAAATTCCGGTCGGACAACTATATGGTCAATACGATGCTTTACAAAACGGCACCGGCACGTTAAAACTATTCCGCAAAAATGTTACTGGAAAACTAAAAATTGTTGGCAGAACACCATCGGTGCCCCTAACATTTGTGGTTGGTAATAGATTTACGCTAGTGGTGTCAGTGCCAAATTCACCTGACGCAGCACAAGCAACAATAACATTGACTGGCACAACTGTTGCTAGTTTGGTAGCTGATATATCGGCCGCAAATTTACCAAATTTGGTGGCTGCGGTGGAATCGAGCGGTGCTATTAGTTTAACTCATTTAGCCGGTGGCGCAATTGGATGGGCTCAAATTATTGGTTCTCCAATGGCCACTGCCGGCCTAAATACTGCCACCCATGTTCAAGAAATTACAACTAATTCTACATATCTAGCAAGCCCATTTACCGAATTGACATATACATATTCGTTTGTCCCCCCATATACTAATCCAACAGATGGCACATTATGGTATTACAGTAATCCATTGGATGTGGATGTTATGATCAGCGATGGCAGTGGTTGGAAGGGCTATCGCACAGTGGCTAATGACGCACGTGGATATAATTTGGTGAATACTAATCCCGACGGGCCTATTTTAAGTGCAAGCCGCCCAACCACTCAAAGTGACGGCACAACACCAGTAGCCGCAGGCGATCTCTGGATTGATACCGGTGATTTGGAAAATTACCCAGTAATTTATCGATTTACTGGCACCGAATGGCAGTTGATTGATAATACAGATAATATTAGCATTGATGGCATTGTTTTTGCGGATGCTCGTTGGGGATATAATGGCACCACTGATCCAATAGTTGACGATTTGCCAAAAATAGCAGATCTATTAACCAGTAATTATATTGATGACGACTGTCCAGACTATCGCTTGTATCCACGCGGCAGCTTATTGTTTAATACTCGCCGCAGCGGATTTAATGTTAAAAGATTTGAAAGTAAGTGGTTCGATAACCCAGATGCCTTTACTGGCAATGTAGAGCCCACAGTTAAATCCACTTGGGTAACTCATAGCGGAGTCAACAGTAACGGGGTTCCTTATTTCGGGCATAAAGCACAACGCAACACTGTGGTTGAAGCAATGAAAGCAGCCATTGAGTCCAGCACCGAACTACGCGAAGAACAAACACAGTTTAACCTGATTGTTTGCCCAGGCTATCCAGAACTGATTCAAAATATGATTGCGTTAAATAATGATCGCAAACAAACTGCATTTATAATCGGCGACAGTCCATTGAATCTAACATCATCAGATGTTACCAGTTGGGCTAAGAACACAAACCTTGCATTAGACAATGGCAAGGACGGATTGGTTAGCACTAGTGAATATCTAGCAGTCTACTATCCATCAGCGTACAGCACCGATCTAGCAGGCAATAGTGTTGTAGTTCCAGCCAGTCATGTCATGCTACGCACATATATTCGTAGCGATAACGTCAGTTATCCATGGTTTGCTCCGGCGGGTGTTCGCCGCGGCGTGGTCGACAATGCGAGCAGCATTGGATATATCGACACCAACGATGGCAATTTGTTTAGAAGTATCGGTGTCACTGTTGGGCTGCGTGATGCTCTTTATGAAAACCGAGTTAACCCACTAACAGTGCTACCTGGAGTTGGACTAGTTGCATACGGACAAAAGACCCGCGCAGCAATGACCAGTGCACAAGACCGCGTCAATGTTGCAAGATTGATTGTTTACTTGAGATTGGTGTTGGATAAAGTAGCTCGACCATTCATATTTGAACCAAATGACAGCATTACTCGCAATCAGGTCAAATCAGCATTTGAAGCAGTTTTGAATGATGTGGTGGCCAAGCGTGGATTGTACGATTATCTAGTGGTTTGTGATGATACCAACAACACTCCTGACAGAATTGATCGTAATGAGTTGTATGTGGATATTGCAATCAAACCAGTCAAGGCAATTGAGTTTGTGTACATCCCAGTTCGTATTTTGAACACTGGGGCAGCACTATAATATGAGTAGATAATGGGGAACTGAGTTCTCCATTATCCAACATTAGTTTTGGGTAAATATATAAAAGGATTATCAAAATGGCAACATCGTCATTAAACAAATTTACAGTACCACTAAGCACAAACCAAAGTGCATCAGCACAAGGTCTGTTGATGCCAAAACTCAAATTCCGCTTCCGCGTGATATTTGAAAATTTTGGTGTTAGTCAGCCATCAACTGAATTAACCAAACAGGTTAGCGAATTCAAACGCCCAAACCTAACTTTTGACCCAATTGAAATACCAGTATATAATAGTATTGTTTATCTTGCCGGCAAACCCAAGTGGGACAACGTGACCTGCACATTGCGTGATGATGCCAGCGGCGAAGTTAGCAGACGAGTTGGCGAACAACTGCAAAAGCAATTCGATTTTATGGAACAAAGCAGTGCTGCAAGTGGAATCGACTACAAGTTCATCACTAAAGTTGAAGTCCTAGACGGCGGAAATGGTGCAATGGAACCCACAGTGCTAGAAACTTGGGAAATGTATGGTTGTTTCTTGACCAGTGTAGACTATGGTGACAACAACTATAACACCAACGATCCCATGACCATTGGTCTAACAATTCGCTACGACAACGCCATCCAGTCGCCAGTTGGTACTGGGGTTGGCAGTGATGTTGCTAGATTGGTAGAGCGCACTATACGTGGTGCAGCTACTGGTTAATAGTCGACCTGTTTACACTAAAGCCCGGAAAAATCCGGGCTTTTTTGTCAGATAAATAATATAAACAGGGCAAAAGAGTGGCGAATTTTTTTAATTCATTCATAAATCAGATAGCCAATGGTGATCAGATCAAAGATTATCAGCATGCTGCACGCACCTTTGTTGATGGCATGTACAGATTGGCGCCCAAATACCAGTCACTATTTCATGTCTGGATTGACCTTGACAGTTCGGTTGCTGGTCAACTCAGTCCGCAAGATTTGATAGAGGTTGGTATGATGGCCAAAGCAGTAACATTGCCAAAATTTACAGTCCAAACCAAAACTCTAAATGCCTATAATAGAAAAATCATACATCAGGAAAAGGTCAATTATGATCCAGTAACCATAACTTTTCATGATGACAGTGCTGATCAGGTTCTAAAATTTTGGACCAAATACTACAAATATTATTACCGAGACGGCGATCATCAATTGCCTATGTACAATCAACCCAGTAAATATAATCTGAGACAAGAACAAAGTTGGGGATTTAGTCCCAGTTCAGGCCCCCAAACTACAAATTATATTTCTAGTATCAGAATCTACAGTCTTCATCAGAAACAGTTTAGTTCGTACACGCTGATTCGACCAACAATTACTACTTTTCAGCACGGACAACACACAGCTGGCGAATACAATCTCATGGAACACACCATGACCATTGCGTACGAAGCGGTTCAATACGAGTCTGGAACAGTCAGCGGGGGTAAAGTTACAGGATTTGGGCAGATACATTATGATCAGAAACCCAGTCCACTAGCATTGGGTGGGGGGACCCACAGCATTCTGGGTCCCGGCGGGTTGGTTCAAGGAGCCAGCAACACCATAACTAATCTGTCTAATGGTAACTATCTAGGCGCTGCACTTAGTGGGATCAGAACTTTAAATAGCGCCAAACAAATGGATTTAAAGGGTGCAGCACTGGCTGAAATCACACAAACTGGTAAAAATATATTACGTGGGCAGGATCGACTGAGTCCAGTGTTTGTGCCTACTCGATCTAGTGTATCGGATGCATTGAGCAGGGCGTCTAGTACCTCGCAAGGCGTAAACATACTCAATTCCAGAGTGTTTGGCCCAATTGGCTCACTGCCATCCAGTAACCAAGGCATAATTGAGCCCTAAAGGAAACATCGATGACTGTATCAAATTTACCAAATATCGGTAATAACAACATCACTACCAGTTACTTTAATAATTATTTCAAACCCGATTTGTCAGTAAGCCAAAATCTTGATAATGCGGTATTGGGATTCTTTGAATCCATTACCGGTAATAAAGAAAGTGCAAAAGTGATGGCTAGCGTGGTGCTATATACTGCAATAACACAAGGAATCGACCCCATGAGTGTTGTTGAAGAAATGAGATTATTGGGCAGGCGCAATCAGCAAGCAACATCCGCATCGCCCAGTTATGTGGCAAATCAGCAGCAATCTACTGATAAACATGCAAACACTGGCCCGTTAACAGCACAAACTAATTTTATAGAGGTCAACGCATATCTGGCCATGTTTTTAAATTTCAGCAGAGTCAATACCAGCCTGTTAGGCGTGACCAATGAACCTCCTCGCAGCAAGTATATCCAACGTGCAATATTACCATGAGTAAATACGCCCAGGGAAAATATCAGATAAAGAATCTGGAAAAATACATGGGCAAACGACTACCCACCTACAGAAGCAGTTGGGAATTTACCTTTTGCCAATTTTGTGATAACAACCCTGCGGTATTACACTGGGCCAGCGAAGCCATACAAATTCCCTATAGAAATCCCGTCTCAGGCAAACAAACTGTATATGTGCCTGACTTTTTAATAGTCTATACAGATGCCAATCAGAGGCAACACACAGAGATAATTGAAATCAAACCGCTGAAAGAAGCCACCATGGAGACGGCCAAAAGCTACAGAGATAAACTCATGGTTGCAATTAATATGGCCAAATGGGCAGCAGCCGACAACTGGGCCAGGGCCAATAACATGCGATTCCGTGTCGTGACAGAATTTGACCTGTATAAAAATGTCAAACGTTAAATACCTATTATGACACAAAAGCTACAGGAATTATTTAATTTGCCCGCAGTAGATGCAGAGGAAGCAGCCGCCGACATCGAGGACAAACGCGCCTTTATTGCCGAAGTTGATGCCGCTATAGATAAAATTGACTCAGCTTTGCCTTTTGTCAGAGATTTAGACGCCAGTGATCATGAATTGGACGAATTAAGTGCCCTAGCTAAAGAAACTTTTACAGATTTAATATCTTTGGGCATGAATGTTGAAGCCAGATTCAGCGGACATATTTTAGCCACTGCTGGAACTCTGCTGGGGCACGCTATCACTGCCAAACAAGCCAAAATTGACCGTAAATTAAAAACAGTCGAATTGCAACTAAAAAAGGCTCGACTGGACCAACAAGCTCAAAAAAATGATGGCGAAAAACTAGTGGATGCAGAAGATGGTCAGGGAGTGATTCTAGACCGCAATGAATTGTTGAGACAAATTTTGGGCAAAAACACTGATCAATGATATTTGCTAAATCAACATAAATAATACTACACAGGATTCTAATGAGTATGAAAAGTTTCTTACAATATCTAACTGAAGGTCAGAAGACATACGAATTTCGTATTAAAATGGCTGACATTGACCCCGCTGACCACATGGAACAAATCAAATCGGCGTTGTCAACTTATGATTGTGACAGTGTGTCTGCGGTCAAACGTTTGCCCATCAAGGACAGTGACATTGATTTCCCCAACTTCAGGAACTGTCAGATCTATCTGATGGATGCAGTGTTAAAGTATCCCTGTAATGATCAACAGTTAAAGGCCATTATTGCAGAGCGTGCTGGTATTCCACATGCCAATGTGTTGGTGGTGCCAAAAAATCATCCAGAAGAGCAGCGCCGTTGGAACGAAGATGGCAGCAGTGATATCAAAGAATACAAGCAGGGTGACGCTGAATTGTTGAAGCCCTATGAGGACAATGCCGACGGCAAGGCAGCGGGACAGGCATACGCCAAGGCCAGTCTATTGAAAGAGTTAGCCAAGACTGACATTGAGATTGCTGGTGGTCGGGCTGAAGATGCCACGGGCAAAACCACTAATGAGTTACCCCTGGGAACACAGAGTCCAGTGGGTAGCCGACAAAATCAGATTCCCAGCCCAATACGAGGACAAAAGAA